ATCAACTTGGAAAGGTAGTTGGTTAGGTGGTACGAAGACTAAAAAGGGTCAAAATGTGGCAATGACTAAGGATAATCAAGATATTGCGGCACTATACCAAGTAAAAAATAAGGTAAGTATTAGTGTTACCGATGATGAGTTAAACGGAATGGAGAATTTTAATACCTTTAAAACAGTTATGGATAAGATGGCATCAGAATGGGCTTCACTACCAACACTAGATGGTACGGGATATTATTCAAGTCAAGGTGGTAAGTATGGTCATACTGAATTACACGATGTTTTTTTAACTGCATTAGCATTATATTAAAATTTTCAGTATATTTGCATTCATGAAGATTGCGAATATTGTAACATCTAATAAAGTTGAAGTAACTGATGACATCAATGTCGTTAAAGACTTAAATGATATTATAGATGGTATCCCAACACTTGTTACATCATATGATTGGGTTTCTAAGAACTACGATGATTATGATATCTATGATAAAAAATTGGATAAGAATCTTTATTGGACCTTCGCTAGAACTGAACGTAGGGATATATTTGCAACAGATGTTGAAGAATTTATAACCCTTGTAAATAAAAAACTAATTGAAGATATTAAGTATATCTTCATCGACCTTGTTCAATTCCGACCAAAGAAGGTAAGAAAAATTATCAAGAAAATCCTTAGTATTGATAAAAAAGTGGCCTTTAAACACAAAGACATGATTTATATTTACGGGGATAATTTTATCTTCGGTGTTGATTTAGATTTAGTTAGGTATATGGGATTGGACGTAAATCAAATAGAAAGTAAGATAAAACTCAAGTGTGATGTGTTTTTAGAGAATGATGAAATATTTATAGAGTATAAGGATAACATGGAACGTTTAGACTATTTGGTCAGATTTATTCCATTTTTGTACGCTATAAAAAATGAATAAAACAGTATTACTTGCATCATTCATCTTTCCAGAGAGATTAGATTGGTTTTTAGATTATCTAGAGAACAAATTTTCAATACCCAAAGAAAAGGTATTTGTTTATAAGAACCTTGATGATGAGTCAAAATTGATGGTTACCTTTAAGTTCAATCTTAAAGAGGGTAGAAAAGTAAATTTCAAAGAATTATTCCCAAGTGCAATCCTTATCCACAAGAAGGGGAATGCGATATACACTATAAATGCATTAAACAAATTGATTGAATCAATTCATGATGGTGATATCGGAAATATCGACTATAAAAAGGTTCGAATAGATTGGGACCAATATCAAAATAAATTAATATTGTCAAACAATAAAGAACTAGCTATATTTAACATAGAGAAGGTTTTTTAATGATTTCTTGATATTTATAATAAAGAATAACGTAATCAAAATTGATAAATTATGTCAGACGATAAAAACAAACAAAACATTGACCAAGAGTTAGACCAATTCTTAGGACAACTACAACAACCACAACAAGAAGATTGTAATGGTGATAAGGAGTGTATGATTAAGCAAAATAGCGGTATTGTAGAAAGAATAAACAAGAAAATTGTAAATGAAGACGGTAAACAATTATTAATATAATAAGATGAAGGACAAGAAGAAATTATTAACCGAAGAACTAAATAGGTTTAGAATGCTTAATGAGTACTCTTTCTATGTTCCAGAAGGTGATGACCCAGAAGGGGGTATTGATGATTTATTATTATCAGAAGAGGACCCAGAAGAAGTTGATGCTGATTTAGATGGACTTGAAGCAGAGTTAGATGGTGTTGAAGGTGCTGAAGAAATGGGTGACCCAGAAATGGAAGCAGAACCAACTGATGATATGGGTGGTGAAGAAATACCAATGGATGAGCCAGCAATGGATGAACCAGTTGGAGATTTATCTGTTGATGAACCAGAAGATGAGGTTGAATTAGACGTTACTGAATTAGTTGCTAGTACTGATGAGGCTAAGGCTTCTGCCGATAGTGCAAATCAAAAGGTTGACCAATTAATGGGAATGGTATCTAAATTAGAAACACAACTTAATGATGTTAATGCTATTGGGGCAAAGATTGATAACTTAGAAAATGAGTTAGAGAAAAGAGCACCAACACCAGAAGAGAAAATTGAAATGAGGTCTTTAGATTCTTACCCATATAATCTTAAACTTACCGATTTTTGGAAAACACAAGAAGGTAAGTATGATGTAATGGATACTGATGAAAAAGAAGGAACTCCAGAAGAATACACACTTACTGCTGATGATATTGATTCTGATTATTCTGAGTCACAAATCAAAGGTAGTTTTGATGACAGTAATGACTACGAAGAAGAAGATATTTACTAAAAAATAATCTAATAGATAAACTAAAGCCCCATTTTTGGGGTTTTTTTTATGTTTGTACTTTTTTAACACTTATGTTGAATGTTAATAAAGTATGGTGTATATTTGTACAAACTATTTATTAAATTAGTGAAAAATCGCTTGACTTTTTGGAATAATTTAGTATATTAACAATATGATATTTATATCATTATAGTAACCTAAAAATAAAATAAAGTAAGTAAAAGTAAATTATGAGTAGATTAGATTCAATCAAAAAACAGTACACTGAAAACAGTGCACCGAGAAAAGCAAAAACAAAACATGTCTTTAATAAGGATGTTTATTTTGGAACCTTCTTAGATGAAGGTGTGACTAGCGCACAAAAACAAATTAGAATTGTTGAACCAAAGGGTGAGAATGATTCACCATTTGTTGAGATAATGGGACATAAGAAACAAGTGGGTACTAAATGGCCGACATTTATCTGTCCTAAATTCGAAAAAGGAGAGCCTTGTCCATTTTGTGAGGCTAGAGACCTCCTATTAGCAGAAGGAAGTGAAAGTTCAAAAAAAGAAGCTATTACGTTCTCTGCAAAGAAAATGTATATCGCTAAAGTAATTGACAGAGACCACCCAGAGCACGGGGTTAAATTCTGGAGATTTAACCATCATTACAAAAATGCTGGTACATTTGATAAGATAAATGCTGCGAATGGTACATTAGGTCAAAATGAAGACCCATATTCAGCTAAACAAGGTAGAGATATGATTATTTCTATCACTAAAGATGGTAAGAATTCTGTCGTTACTGGTATAAACTATAACATGACACAAACACCATTATCAGAAGATGATACACAATCAGCTGAATGGTTAGAATACGCACATTCCAAAAACTGGGATGATGGAATATTTTCTATCAAGTCTTACGATTATTTAGAAATAATTGTTAGAGGTGGTACACCAGTTTGGCAAAAAAATGAGAATGGTGAAGGTGGTTCTTATGTTGATAAGGACTCAGAAGATACAACAACAACACCAACACCAGAAGGTGGACATGATGCTGAATTATCTATGGGTGTTGCAAATGCAGACGCTGGAACTACACCATCTGCAAAAACATCAGTAGAAACTGCTGTTCCAGAAACAACACCTACTACCCCATCAACTGATACAAGCACTACAACAGTGACTGAACCAGAAGCTAAGGTAGAAGAAGAAGAAGAAGAAGACGACTTACCATTCTAAATAAGTCAATTGAAATATTGGGGGTCACTAACTTAGGTGACCTTCATTGTTTCTATACAACATAAGATTAGTAAATAATATTATAAATGTCTAAAAAAGCACCTAAAAAAGCAGTTAGTAAAACAAATTTTGACTTAAACAATTTTAAAAAAAATAAAGGGGTGGATATCACCGTTAAAGAAAAAGAAATAACATGGGTTCCATTATCAGATTCTTTCCATGAAGCATTAAAAATACCAGGATTGGCTAGAGGATACTTCACTAGTTTCAGAGGTTATTCAAACACAGGAAAATCAACAGCGATTTATGAAGCTGTAGCTGGGGCACAAAAAATTGGTGACTTACCAATAATAATTGAGACCGAAGGTAACTGGTCGTGGGAACACGCTAGAAACATTGGGGTTAAGTTCGAAGAAGTTGCCGACCCAGAAACTGGGGAAATTATCGATTATACGGGTGATTTCATCTATTTAAATGGTGATGACCTTTTACAAAGATACGCTTGTGTTGATTATTCTAATGGTAAAGAAGGTACTAAGGTACTTAGAAATGAGCCAATAATTGAAGACGTTGCTAGGTTTATGAGTGAAATGCTAGATGCACAAGCAGATGAAGAACTACGAAGAGATTTATGTTTCCTTTGGGATTCAGTTGGGTCACTTAACGGTTTCCAATCTGTAATGTCTAAATCTAATAATAATCAATGGAACGCTGGGTCAATGGAAACGGCATTCAAATCATTGGTTAACCATAGATTACCATCATCTAGAAGAATGGGTAAGAAGTATACAAATACATTTGCTGTTGTTCAAAAGATTTGGTTAGATAACATGAATACAGTTATCAAACATAAAGGTGGAGAAGCGTTCTTCTACTCGCCTAGAGTTATTGTTCACTTCGGTGGTATCTTAACACACTCAACAGTTAAGTTGAAAGCAACTAGTGGTGGTGAAACATACCAATTTGGTATTCAAACTAAAGTTAGGTGTGAGAAAAATCAAGTTAACGGAGTTGAGGAACAAGGTAAGTTGGCATCCACACCACATGGTTATTGGAATCCAGATAAGATTGAGGAATATAAAAAAGAGCATAAGGATTATATCCTTGCTAGACTTAATACAACGGCTGATGATTTTGCCATTGAATTTGAAGAAGTCGAAGAAGAGGCTGATACTAAAGCCTAATTAAATTTATTGTTTAACCTTCTAAATCACTAATGTGAATAGAAAACCACCCAGAGATGGGACCAAAAAAGAGATATTAAATACACTACTAGTTGATGGGAATGCACTGTTTAAAACAGGTTTCTTCGGGGCTAGTAGTGAGTTTAATAGAAATGGCACCCATGTAGGTGGTATTTATCAATTCATTACAGTTCTACGTAAATTACTTTCTGAGAACCTATATCACCAAGTTTATGTCTTTTGGGACGGCACATTTAGTGGTAAATTAAGGTATAATATCTATCCAGCCTACAAATCTGACCGTGGAAAAGATTTTATTAATGGTACCCATCCAGTAGATGAAAGTGAAGTAAATCAGAAACTTAGGATATCAAAGTACCTAGAAGAATTATTTATTCGACAAATAAAAGATGAAATTGTTGAAAGTGATGATTATATAGCGTATTATTGTAAAACGAAAAAGGCACATGAGGCCGTGACCATCTGTACAAATGACAGAGATTTGGCACAATTGATTAAACGGGGGATTAGAATCTATTTCTGTGACCCACAACTTAAAAAATCTGGAAATAAACAAAAA